AATTGGATCCATATCCATGGTATCATAATCACGAAATAGTTCTACACGACTACTTTGATATGATAGGTTGAAATCTCTTGTATATTGATTATATGATGTAGTACGTAATCTATTAAAACGATCTCTTAAACTATTACGATCTGTAGCATACTGAATTTCATCGGTATCAATTACCTTTAATTTTTTACCGCCGATATTACGAACAATTACATCGTTTGAAAACAAACGTTTCAAACGTGCAAATAATGAACGATTTCTTAATTCCTGAAATGATTGATCTGCCATATATTATTCTATTATATAAGTATTTACAATAACCAAGTTAAACTTTCTTTTTTATCGTTTACCGTAAATTCCATGGTTTTGTGATGGTCCGCAATAGGACTTACATCTTTCTGAACAGTAACCGGACTAGTTACTTTCGATATCTTAGAAATCATAGCTTTGTTATAAGCGATTTGATCATTTCTAAGCCTCAATGCAGTTTCTCGTACCCACAATCCAATGCCTATAGACATAACCAAATCGTCATTATAACCCCGCATCGCTTCTGCTTTTGGACCATTCCAAATAAACACGTTCAATTCTTCATACAATCTTTTAGACTTCATAATCACTTGTTTTTGTCTAAAAAATAACTCCAAATTACTTACTATTAATGGTCTATTTTTACTGGTCGTTGTAAATCCAGCTACCAATTTTTTATCTTGTGCATGTAACTTATTGCTATAAGATTTCTCTACGTCTACAATAGTAAGATCTGTTGCACTGTAAAATGTATTTTGATAGTCTCTATCTATAATCTGTTGAAGAGTTCCCCAACCTACGTTATTATTTTCTACCACTAACAAAGCATTGTTATATTCGGTAGCTACACTAACCAATAAATTGCCATAATCTTTTGTAGTTAACTGACCTTTATATTCAGCCACTTGTTCCATGGTTTCAATATCAATAACATGAAATGCACTAAAATCTCCTCCGTCTCCTCTAGCACAGTCCGCCGTCAATATGTAGTTTTTGGTATAATTAGGATAATCCCAAATCCATAAATCTTGATTATTACCACGTTTTTCTACAGGATCTTTTAGATACGTTTGTTTATAAAACTCAAGAACCTCTACACTAACAACTTGATTACCAGATGTACTAAAGTCACAATCACATTCTTGCGCTGCACCTTTTACACCGGATAATTCTGTCTGTTTATCTCTCCAAGCTTGATCTCTTTCTGGATGCAAATGCCATGGTAATCTTATAGTCTTGAAGTTATTCTTTCCTTCTTCAGCTTCGACCCAAGTTTTGTGGAAGAAATTGCCAACGCCATTTGGAGTACTCAATATAATAGCTCTACCACCAGTACTCAATGTATATTGAGCGGATAGCCAAATTTCTTCAATGCCATCGATAAATGCAGCTTCATCAATGATTAGTAATGATAGTGCAGATGAACGACCTGCTGTGCCGGCAGATGATACTGCTTTGATTTGAGAACCATTCTTTAAACGCAATGATAATCTATTATCTTCTACACAAGGAACTTTCAACCAACTTGGTAAATTGTCATTAGCAAATCTAACTTTAGTAACAATTTCTTTTGCAGTTTCTTGGGTAATACTAATACAAAGAATATTCTTATCGTTATGAAACGTCATTAACCACAAACTATAAGCCGCAGTAAGAGTACTAATACCCATCTGACGACTCTTAAGAACAATGTTTAATTGATTATCAACGAAGTCTTGTAAAGCGTCTTCTTGAAATGGATACAATTCAAATCCAACAGTACCTCTAATAGGATGTTGAATCTTGACGTATTTTTTCATGAAGTATATAGGATCTTCTATACACTTCTTATACTCACTTTTTATTATTTCTCTGAGATTTGGCTGACTCATACTTTTCTTCGTACTCTTTTATTTTAACATTAATCTCTGCCAAACCTACGTTGATTTTAACTAAATCATTGGTTACATCTTCAAGAATTTTAGTATAATCTTGAACACCTTCCCATCGTTCAAATGAACCATCTTCTTCTAAGAATTCAACTGGTTTGCCTTGATTTTTTTGACAGAACGTTTGACTTTCTTCAAACTTTCTTTTATAGTCTTCTAAAATACTACGTTCGTTTTTAAGATCCTGTAGTTCGTTATATACTTCAAACATTCCCATCATTTTTAGTTCAGTTTGAAAATTGATAAAACAATCATAACAATATCCTGTTTTTGGCCACACACGATCATCCAAATAATTACCCCAACGAACATCCATATTACAACATTTACAACGTTGTTCATTGATAATGGTAGCACGTTTTGAAATTCTACGTTTGCTTCCATTTTTCCAAACCCATTTTCTGCCTTGACCGTCCTCCCATTCTTCACCTTCTTTGCGTTTATTGTTCTCCAAATTGGCATCATAGCCAACTTGTACGAATGGACGATTACCTTCTAGGTAATCTTTAACAATGCCTAGATTACTTTTACCTGATGCTTTCTTCATAACAAATACGTATTTAATTTATTTCTTAAACTTACTGCCGAGACCTTTTATAATAAAACTTCCTGTAATTTTAAATGGATTGCCATAAATACTTGAGTCTCTCACAACTATACCTTCGTGTTTTTCCAAGTCTCCAATTTCACTGGTAGCATTTTTTAATATTTCATCTCCCAATTTAATTGTGGTTAAATAAACAATAGTATCATTAACTATTTTATTTACATCTTGACCTGGAAAATCTTGACTGATATTCTTACTATCTACCGCTTTTAAAAATTGTTCACGGGTAATAAGAGGAGTTTTAAACTTTAATCCTTTTAACCAATCTTTCAAAGACTTAGTTACAGCTTCGCCAGTGGGATACAATGTAACTTGTTGCGTCAAAACGCTTGCTAGTTTTGGTTCTGATTTGAAAGTAGTGTCAATGCTACCCAATACCTTAAAACCACTTTTCATAGCAACCTTATTTAATTTGTTTATATAAGACTGCATTGCGGTTTTATCATATGGTATTTCAACAGCTTCTCTTGATTTAACACTTCCGTCTTTACCAAATGTTTTTGGTTTAATTTCTTTTAATCCGTGGATAGCTAAAAAGTTTCCAATTTCACCATATCCCAACACATTTGTTTGTCCCTCTACATATTCAATGTTGAATAGTATATTAGGATTATCTAGTAACCCAAGCGTTTTCAATTCGGATCTTGTGGATGGAATTGCAGCATCAAAAATATTGATAACTTTAGTACCTATATTAACAAATCCGTGACCGGTTCCAAATCTTGTCTCCAAATCTTCAGGTCTCATTCCTTTGATATCAAGTGGTTTTGCTGATCCACGATCCATTACAAATTGACCGTTTACCATACGGATACTTGCATTAACACCGTCAATCTTTACACTACCGGCGCCTTGCTTCAGAGACTTTACTGCTTTCGCAAATACATCTACCAATTTAGCGCCAGTATTTACAAAATCAAATGGATGTGCCATATGTCCACCTGCGCCGCCTTCTTGTATTACCTCACTTAAAATGTTATTTAGTCTTATCATATGGTTTTAAAAATGTTTTATCAAATACAGTAATTGCTTTTTTGTAAGAACTCTTAGTTTCGTCTAAACTATTATCAGTAAATTGCCAATTCCAAAATAATTGGTCTGGTGTTTTGAATCCAAAAAACTGAAGTACTTCTTTTTGTGTTTGTGTAACATCTTTGCCATTCCAATTTTGTCCAGTTGCAATGAATCCTGAATCTATATCTTTTACTATATTGCTTTCACCCAAAGTAGAATGTCGGTTCTCAATCCAAGTCAATCTTTCAATTAATTTCTGATAAAAACCATTAGCTTGTCCCCATCTTACACTAGCAAAAAATAAAACAACATCGCTTTCAAATAATTCTTTACTTATTTTCCACAATTCATCGCTTTTATTATTTATACTAGCCCAACAACGATGTTCTCCTGTTGGGTTTTTTTCTTTATCTTTTAAAGATGAATCTTTTGTACCACAATGATTTCCCCATTTTGACGATACATTGCCCTCACACGGAACTATATTTAATTTGGTTGTATCAATCAAAGTTACTTTTTCTTTGCCTAATAATTCTTGTATTTTAAATGCAAGTTGTGTACTTTTAGCAATATCGTCTTTGTGACCACTCCATCTATTACTGGTTGTAAGCAATAGTACTTTGTTCTTGGTACGTAAATAATCTATTGTTTTTTTGTATTTACGAGCATAAAGATCCATATCTTGCTCGCTTTGAGGAAGTTTGGCTTCTAATAATAAATCGTTTAAACTAATCATTTTGATAACTCGTCTAGTTTATTTTGCATTGTCATACCACGAATCACTTCAGGTGTGCCGCCGTTGTCTCTATTAAAATAACGTTTATAATTGCTTAGTGCAACGTCTAATCTAGCTTTATCAATTGGTTCTTTTGATAAAATATCCTTTACCATTTTTAAGTTATTAACTACCAAAACATTTGTGTCATCGATTACCTTGTCAATTAACTTTAAAAGAGATGGATCTACGGCGTTTTTAACTTGTGGGTTAGTTAAATCCTCAACGATTCGTGTTAATAGTATCATAAATATAAATATACCGATCAAACAAAAAACCCCGCTTATTTCTAAGCGGGGTTCTGTTTAATTTTCTTTATCCTAGATTAGGCAGAAAATTGAGCGCCCGTTGGGAGTATATTAAAATCGAGTATAATAAACTCAGCGGTTCTAGTTGGTTGGATATAGATTTGTCCGTAGAGGATGTTACGATCAATCAAGTCAGGAGTATTGTTTTCAGCATCCATCTTGACTTGGAATGCGTAGATACCGTTACGTTGTTGTACTGATTCCAAATATGGAGTTACAATACTCAAGAAACGATTTCTTGTAGAAGCAACGTTTTGTTCGAATACCAAGTAGTTGCTTGAACTTGCGATAAACTTCTTCAAGTTGATCAACAAACGACGTACATTGATACGATCCAAAGCGCTTGGGGCAATTTGTAGAGTCTTTTGACCCCATACACAAATACCTTGGCCAGGGAATGCTGCGATTGGATTTACACGGCCTTCGTACAATGTATCACGTTCAGCGTGGGTTACACGATCAAGTACTTGTACTGCGGTTGGAATACCACCACGGTTTAGACCGGCTGGAGCGTACCATTCAGCAGCGGAGTTATCGTTAGCAGCGTAAACTGCTGGCAATACTACTGAAGGAGGAACACTAATAATCTTGTTGGTATTAGTATCTAGGATCTTAACCCAAGGATAATAAGTACCTACATAGTTACTGTCAATGTCAGCGACACTGTTTATAGCAGCATCGATCAATCCTACAGTTTGATTACTTGCTGGGAATACTACGTTATCCATGATGTAGAAACAATCTTGACGAGTTCCACACATATCGATTACCAATTCAGTAACATAACTGTGTAGAGAACGGAAGATACCAGGCAACACGATCAAATTAATATCAAATTCATCTGCGTTACCTAGAGCAGCAATACATTGTTTGTAAGCAATACTACCTGGACTATTAATGTTTGTACAATCTAGACCTTGAGTGTTGCCTGGAGTAATGTTACTACCAACATTGATTGGAATTGCTGGCCATTGACCTTCAAATCCACCTTGGAATCCAAGTACGAACTTACGTAGTTTTACATATGTAGATTCATTCACAGCATCATATATACTTGGAATACTACCGCTCAAGCTTGGGTTTAGTAATGAACCAGTACTCGCTGATGTACCTTGAGCATAATATTTAGCGGTAGATGTACCGTAAACTTTATCTTCAAGATCGAAGTCGATATTCAAACCATTACTATCGGTGCTACCATAATATGGCAATGGATTGAAATATTGTTCAGTGTTGTTATCTACACCAACTCCAAAAGAAGAAGTTGGATATAGAGATTGAATCTCGGAATCAGTTCCTGGAACTGCACCGAACACAGTGCCAGATGGATACTTACCAGGAGCTAGACCATAAATACTTGCTTTACTATATTGTACGTATGGTACATAGATGTTTGCAGTACTATTGATCGGAGTACTATAAGATTCAAATCCATATGGTATACAAACAACTGGATATGCTACATCAGACATTTCGATTCTGATATATCTACTCAAGTTAGCATAAGTACCATATTGAATGATCTTACCAGCATAAGTAATATAAGCATATCTATCACCAATTCTACGTGCAATAAAGTTTGCACTGTCTGGATCTAGATTCAAGTTTTGGAAGATTTCCAAATACTTAGGCTTCTTATCTGTATCACTATAAGCACGAACGCCTAGAGTAAATGAACCCCAATCGCTTCCTGGAACTGTACCAGCCAACTTAACGTTGCTAATTTCAATCTTGTATTTATTGTTGCTCAATGTACCATCACTCAAAGTGTGAGCTTTGAACAATTGGAACTTAGTTGGAACAGCAGCTTCGTTTGCACTACCTTTGAATGGAGAAATCTTTTGTGAATATACCCATGGAGTATAAGCGTTTGTAATACCAAATTGACTGTCTCCAGCATTTAAATTGGTACTATATTGATCGACAAACTTTAAAGGTTCGCCTACGATTGTACTTCCAGATAGACTATTAGTACCAACTTGCAATCTCCAACCCAAAGTACTGGTCTTTTCAGCTACGAACTTCTTGATACTGTCTTCAAATAGAACATAGTTGTAAGCAGCTTCAACTTTTTGACCGGCAATTTGTTTGTCTGGATTTCCAACAGTTGGATCGATTCCAAATACATCTTTAATATAGTTATTATCATTTTCATTTAGACTGAAATCATAAT